GCTCCAACAATGCAACCAGCTATGCCTGCACAAAAGCGTGGTGGTAAAGTTAAAAAGGCTTGCTAATATGCCAATCAAATCAAAAGCTCAATTAGGCGCAATGTATGCGGCAGCCGAAGGTAAGTCCACCATCGGCATTCCTAAAAAAGTTGGCAAAGAGTTTGTTAAAGCTGGTAAAGCAAAACCCAATCTACCCAAAAAAGTGACTAAGCGCGCGGCCGGAAGAGGACGATAACATGAAAGACTTTAAACAAAACGTCAAGATGGCTTGTGAAGGTAGTCATTATCAAGCAGGTGGCAAAGTTAAAAAGATGGCCGATGGCAAATTGTCTGGTGCATTAAGCGATAAAGATGTAGCTAATCAGCTTCGTGAATTCCAAAAATCAGGCAAAAATGTTGATCCGGGAATTGCTCGTTCATCATCCAAACCCTATGTCAATATGGATCCCGGAATGAGCAGAGAGCCAAGTAATACAATTAACGTTCCGGGAGTTGGTACAGCTCCAAGACCACCCGCACAATTGACTCCTGACGGCAGAGCTATGTTGCTTAAAAAAGGCGGTAAAATTAAACGCGGAAAGAAGTAACCCATGGCTTATAGCAATACAACTGGTCAAACACAGATTAATGTTGACCAGTTAATTTCCTATGCATTTCGTGATGCTGGTAGAACGGCAGAAGAAATTACGCCTGAGTATATTGGAGCAGCTAAGCAAGCATTGTTTTACAACTTGCAAAACCTATCCAATCGCGGCGTTAATTTGTGGCTATTGGAAAACCAATTGTATGGTGCTTTAACAGCGCAGCAACAATTGGTTTTGCCAAAAACCACCATCGACGTTCGCGAAGCCAACTGGGTTTATATCATTAACTCCACAGCGGCTGAATACCTCCCTGCTGACAATCCAGAATCGCCAGCAGTATTTGCGCAAAATATTGAACTGGTATCTACTTCAACGGTTAGCGAAAACTATTTTGGTTTGCAGTATCAAGGCTCCAATCCTGTTTTTTATGTTGGCTTTAATGCTTACGCACCAGCTGGCGAAACAGTAACGTATAACTTTGCTTATGAAGTATCTAACGATGGAATTAACTGGACAACCGTTCAGCAATTCCCATCAGTTACCATGACTGATAAGCAGTGGCAATACTATAACATCAGTACTACGCCACCCTATCTATATTATCGTTTGCGTGAGACTGTAGCTACTACATTCTCAATCCGTCAGATTGTATTTTCAACTAGCCAGCAAGTAATTCCATTAGCGCGCTTAAACCGCGATGATTACTGGAACTTACCAAATAAACAATTCCCATCAGTACGTTCATTACAGTATTGGTTTGATCGTACGATTGAGCCATCGATGTATTTATGGCCAGTACCCAATAACGACTTCCAGATGTTTCAGTTGGTTGTTGAAGTACAGATGCAAGATGTTGGATCATTGACCAATCAAATCTATGTACCAGATCGTTGGATTAACTGCGTACAAAAACAACTATCACACAGCTTGGCAATGCAACTACCCGGCATTGATTTGCAGCGTATCCAGTACTTAGAAGGTCAAGCTGAGAAAGCATTCCAGCAAGCCAGTGACGAGGAGCGCGATAAGTCACCAATTTACTTCCAACCTAATATCAGTTACTACACAAGGTAATCTATGTCAGTAATAATGACCTACGACAGTTTAGTGCTGAACATCCAGCAATACATGGAGCGGGATGACGCCGACTTTATTGCGCAAATTCCTAATCTTATTGCTTTGGCAGAATCATCGATCGCGGCTGAGTTAAAGACCTATTTGCAATTGATTGTTGTAGAAACCAGTTTAGCAACCAACCAAACTATTTTAAATAAGCCGTCTCGTTGGCGTAAAACGGTTTCTATGAAAATCAATGGCGAGCCTATTTTGTTACGTAGTCAAGACTATGTGTCTCAGTATTTAGCTGAGTCTAGTAACGGCCAACCACTTTATTACGCCGACTATGATTATAGCAACTGGAACTTTGCACCAAAACCAGATACAGTTTATCCAGTAGAAATTATTTACTATGCTGAAATTCAGCCATTAGATGCAAGCAACCAACAAAACTTGTGGACGCAGATTGCCCCACAAGCTATGTTGTACGGCGCTTTATTACAAGCTCAAGGTTATTTAAAAGCATTAGATAAGCTGCCAGTTTGGAAACAATACTACACAGACGCGCTTCAAGCACTCAAAAAAGAAGACAATACTCGTCGCGTGGATCGCAACACTTCGGTTCAGGAACCTTAATAAATGACCACACCAGTCTACACATCGCCCTTTACAGGAACTGTTGTTACTCCAACAGATGTATCCTATTATGCACTCTCTTTCGGTTCTCCAACACCACTCTATTGGCCAGCTATTGTTAATCAAGGAATTGGTCAAGTTCCTGCTGCTCGTATTATCGATTGCGTTTGTACTAGTGCTAACGCCAATGCTGCTATCATTACTTTACCAGAAGCAGATCAAGGCACGGTTGGCGCGGATATTTTGTTCCGCAATTTGGGAACAAATACTTTTACAATTAAAGACTATTTGGGCGCAAACTCCGTTAGCGTACCAATGGGTATTAGTAAGTATTTTTATCTTACTAATAATACAACTGCCGGTGGTGTTTGGAATAACGTCACATTTGCGGCTGGTACATCTTATGCAGATGCGGCTACTTTAGCCGGAGCTGGTTTAACTACTTCTAACGGTAAATTAGCTGTAACTGAAAACGTAGTCGATGTAACATCTTCTCCCAATATCACTGATGCAAGCCGTGGTGCTACCTTTAACTGGGGAGCTGGTGGTGGCACATTTACTCTTCCTCCAGTACAAAATTTATCAACTGGTTGGTGGATTGGTTTCAGAAATAGTGGATCTGGTTCATTAAACATTTATGCCACATCACCAAATTCAATTAATGGTAACAGCGAGATTGTTGCCAATCCGGGTGATTCTGGTTTTATTTTTTACGATTCTATTAGTGGCGGGTTCATTACTGTTGGTTGGGTGGCCCCGTCAGCTGTTACTTTTAACTCAGCAACTTACGATGTTGATACCATAGTTGGCAATACGTTTAGTTTAGTATCTTATGCACCGATTATTCAGACTTATATTGCGCAATCTGGTACACGCACACAAAGTTTAGCAGTAACATTACCGGCCATTACCCAGATTTATATTCTGGTTAATAACACAAACCAAACTGGCTATAACATTACTTTCCAATGTCAAGGAAGTAGTCAGACACCTTTGGTATTGTCCGCTGGTAATATTTCTACAGTACTAAGTGATGGTACTAATTTATATGTATTAACATCATCAGCAACCGGCTTATTTTATGCTGCTAATGGTTCAGCATCATTGCCAGCATATTCATTTAACAATGATGTAACAAGTGGTATGTATTTAGTAGGTACAGGTGTTTTAGGTTTAACTGCAAATGGAACCGAAATTGTTAATATGGATGGTTCTAATCCATCGACTCCGGCAGTTAATGTGCTTGCTTCATTAAACGCCAAATCACTTGGCGGCGGGACATTCTAAATGGCAGCTGATAACGTTCAGCAAGATACATCGCAGTTTACTAAGATTTACACACTGGCAATTCCAGCTGGCATTAAACGCGATGGTACTTACTTTGAGACCGACGAGTATACCGACGGTGTGTGGTGTCGTTTCCAGCGCGGCGTACCAAAAAAGATGGGCGGTTACCGTTCAATCTTTACCAGTTTAGTTGGCATTTATCGTGGTATGGTATCACAACCATATAACGGCGTTAACTATATTTTTGCTGGTAACTATAAAGAGTTAGATGTTTTTACCACTGGCACAACTTTTGCAACGGGTAGCGGTCCTTTCCCAGTTACTATTTTGCCCGGCACAGCATTTGCTAATGTCACCTATGTAAACGCCTCAGCATTTACCATTACGGGCAATAGCAACGCCACAGCCTTCTCGGCAAACAATACTGTAATATTTCAGCAAACTAGTAACGCAACCACGTACACTATTACGGGTTCGCGCTATTCTGCAAACGCAAATGCCACAACGGTAACAATCACTGGCGGCAGTTTATCAAACACCATTAACACTGCATATCTGACCACTAATGCTGTATTTACACCAGATGAACCATACGGCCCATTTGTAAATGATTGGCAGTTTGATTCTCAATTTAGTCCATACGGTAGTCAGTTGTATGTATTTGCGCATCCCGGCAAAAATTTAGTTAATATTGACAACGGTGTGCCATCTCAAGTATTGGTCGGTCAAATTACTCCCGGCAAAAATTATAGCTGGACCTTTACTGGATTGTCTGATAGTACTGGCCAAAACCCAACATATCAACCTATCAGCGTAGATGGTGGTGTTTGTGTTCTGTATCCATTTATTTTTGTATATGGCTCACATGGTTTTATTGCAAACAATAATGTTAATGGCACATACGGCAACCAAAACTTTTATGATTGGAACGGCCCACTAGCCAACCAAGTGAACGTATCGGCATCTAAGATTGTAAAAGGTATGCCAATGCGTGGCGGTACCAATTCACCATCAGGATTGTTCTGGGCGACCGATAGTTTAATTCGTGTTACTTTCAATCCAGCTGGAGCAAGCGCAAGCGGTGTGCCATCGACATATTGGAACTACGATATTGTTTCTAGCCAAATCTCAATCATGTCATCAAACGCAATTGTTGAGATGGACGGTGTTTATTGGTGGATGGGTATCGATCGCTTCTATGCGTATAACGGCCAAGTCACGGTAGTACCTAATGATAAGAACGTAAATTACCTTTTCGACAACATCAACTACGAACAACGGCAAAAAGTATGGGCAACTAAAGTTCCCCGTTACAATGAGATTTGGTTCTTTTATCCCCGTGGCACCGCTACAGAATGTACTGATGCTATTATTTATAATACCAAAGATAAAATTTGGTATGATGCTGGTCAAGCAGTAGGGGCGCAACGCTCTTGTGGATACACTACTGAATTGTTCCCCAATCCTATTTGGATTGATTGGAATTACAACCCAATTTATGGTACGCCACAAATTACCATTCAGCATCCAGCTAGTTTGCCAGTTGCTAACGCCAATCAAATTTATTTAGCTGGCGATCAAACTGCTACGTTTAGTCCCGGCGATAGCTTGACTTTTTCGCAAAATTCACAAGCTCCAACTTATACAATTACATCTAGTCAAAATATTTATAACACCACAGTTAAACCACCGGGTGTTACATTAGTTACTTGCTCAACTAACTTTTCACCAACCGTTGTTATTGGTGAGCCAGTATATTATGTAACTGGCGGATTTAATTTGTGGCAACACGAATACGGTCAAAACCAAATTGCGTTGAATGGCGAAACAGCGGTGTACTCTAGTATTACTACTAGTGATATTAGTTGGATTTCTGGCACGCCGGGCGGTAACTCGTTAGTTGGTATTAATCGTCGTATGCATTTACGCCGCGTTGAACCTAACTTCTTACAATCTGGACCAATGTCTATGACCATTTTGGGTCGTAAATTTGCTAGCGGTTCCATGCAAGCAGATGAACAAGATTCCGGCCCATATTATTTTAATCCAGATACCGGTAAAATTGACCTGCGTGTAGAGCATCGTTTAGTTCAATTAAAGTTTGAATCCAACGTAATTGACGGTAATTTTGAAATGGGTAAGTTAATCATTACCGCTGAGTTTGGTGATGAGCGCCCCTAAGAAATTATCAGTTGGTCAGTTTTTTCCATGTGTGCCAGACATGATGAGCTGG